AGGCGCGGGACGAACGAATCGCACAGCTAGAAGAGGACGCCGCCAAGCGCAACCAAGCAGCCCGCAACACCCATCGCCAGAGTATCGCGGTAGGCAAGGAAGCGGGCAAAAAGAAACTCGATCACTCCGAAGGCCCGATTGATTTGGATCAGGCGTGGAAAGAAGCGGGGATGGACTGATAATTAGCAAATTTGTCAATTTAACACACAAATCCATGAGCAACGAAATTCCAGAGGGATGCAAGCTGATCGCGCACCATACGGGAGATGGCTGGTATTTGGCCGTCCAAGATACTGAGGGAAACGACATCGCAATTTTGGATTGGCCGGATTCATGGCCCGAAGAAATGACAACGGAGCAATTGAGAATTTTCGGCTTTGAAATCGTATGACTATCCACGAACGCATCCTTGCCAAGTGCGAGGAACTAGGATCGCAAGCCGCCGCTGATTTCTTTGGAGAAAGCGTGCTAACCATCCGCGCATGGCAGCGCAATGACGGCAAGAAGAAGCCAGGATTGAAACACGCGGACTTGCTCTTGGAGGCAGAGGCCGCAATCCAGATTGACACGAGTGCCCAAGATGCCCTCGATCGGAGCGAAACCGAAGGCGACGAACTGAGGACGTGCAAGGAATTCGTCAACACGATCACCGACCAAATCACCGCATTGAAGCCCAAGCTGCGCATTGCAGAGGACGCCAGCGCCAGCGACATATTGCAGGCGGTTTTAGATGGCAAATGGAGCCGCAAGGTGGTGCTGCTAACCCCCTTCAATCGGGACATCAACCCCAACGTGCATTTCAACATCGTGGCCTTGATTCGCAAGAATCCGTGGCTTGGCTACGACTACGTTAACCGGACCATCATCCAGAAAGCCCGCAATATGCTGGCGCACCGCTTCCTTGCCAGCGAGGCGGAATGGAGTCTATGGATGGACTCGGACAATATCCTCCCGTTTGGTGAACCCGGATTCATCGGCATCCGCATGAAGGGCGCGGACAGGGTTCCACCCCAGCGAGCGGCCTTAAACGCCGTGGAGAGGCTTATAAGCCACGGAAAGACCATCGTGGGAGGACCGTACAAGCGCCGAGGGGAGGGAGACGGATGGTGCATCCAGCCTCACATCAATCCCATGAAGGAATCGGATCGCAGCGTGATCGAGCGATTGGACAAGGGCTACTTTGACGAACTGCTTCCCGTGGGATGGGTGGCGACCGGGTGCGCGCTTATTCACCGCTCGGTTTACATGGATATTATGTCGAAGTTCCCGCAGCACGCCGCCCCGAAAGAAGGCGAGGAATACGATTTCTTCGGACACAAGGCGAACGTGAGCGGAGAGGATATGTTTTTCGGCAAGATGGCCGCAGAGGCAGGGCATCAATCGTGGCTGGACGCTGGTTTGCCCATCGGGCACTTGGGCAGTCATTGCTGGTGGTGATTCTTGATAATTAGCAAATTTGTCAATTATGCACCCCCATTCAGAAGAGAACCCAACCTGCCAACTTCGGCTTAACTTTCCATACTCCGAGGCAGACGCGGGGATACTAGAGCAGCTTTGGATTTGCAGAGAAGGCAATGAAACGTGGACCGAATGGAGGGCCGTTCCGCAAGGCGTATTCACTGAATTCATTACTCCTCGCGAAGTGATTTCCGATACCATTTGCGACTAAAATGAGGAAGCTACTCCTCGCAATCCAGACTTGGCCGGGGGACGTGATCGCAACCACGAAGTTGACGGAACTTGTCTGTGACCTAGAGCCGCAATTCCGCCAGGATGTAGACTTTGCCCTCTTTCACCGCCGAGACGTAAGCAAGGACGATTGCAAGCGATGGCTGGAAGTAGCCTCGGAGAAATTCACCACACGCCTTTTTCGCTGCAACCGCCACGGCACCGGCTGGCCGCATGGGCCGGGCGACTTGTGGCAAGATTGTATGTTGCAGGTGGGAGATATGGTGCGCGAAGGAAAGGCTGATTGGGACGGGGTTTTGACCTTCGAGGCGGATTGCGTGGTGTTGCGCGTCGATTGGATTACCGCCTTGCAAAAGGAATGGAACAGCGCCCGCGAGGAAGGCTATCAAGTCTTGGGGCACGTCCACGGGGAAGGAGAATCGAAGCACATCAACGGCAACGCGATCTTTTCCGCTACCATGATCCGCGACCACCCCGAAACCTGCCGAAGTGCCACAAGCTGGGATATGGAGCACCGTGGGTTATTTCTGGAAATCGGCAAGGACACGAACCTAATCACGCAATTTTACGCAGACCGAAACCACTACAGCCCGAAGCAACTGGCGTGCGTGCGCAAGAATGGCGAAATCCCAGCCTTATTACATGGACTGAAGGACGCGCGGAATATCGATTCGGCGCGCGAATTACTGCTTGTCAATTCCAACGATGGGATATAAAAGGAAGGGACCATGAGCGAGCCGCCACTCAGTGAAATTCTTCATAGCCTTGTAATCCTCGTAATTATTCTAGCTTGCTGTTCCATCATTGCCACTTGCTGGCGTTTGGCTCCCAGAATAAGTAAGGACGTAGAAGCGATACGCGCATCGGTAGCGATTATAGAGAAAGCGACCACATCCAAGCCATGAGCGCCGACGCCAGCAAACCGAAAAGCCTCTTCATCGGAGGACCGCGAGACGGGGATTGGATTCGCGCCGGAGGGTTGCCAACGGTGGGAGTTTATGAAACCACCGAACGCGGCGCGAAGGAATCCCGCTATCGGGGCGAGCGGTTTGTGATAGGAAGGTTTCAGGAAATAATCTACATCCACGAATCAATCGCGCTGGAAGAGGGATTCGAGAAGCTACTGAAAGGATACAAGCCGTGAGGGTCGCGATCTTCTGCAAGACCTATCCAGCAGATTACGAATGGCTGGATTATATGCTTCGATCCGTGGAGAAATACGCCAAGGGATTTAGTGATATGGTGGTGGTTTCTCCCGATCTTGATTGGATGGATGAAGGCGGCAGGGAGCCTAGATATTGGACGGGCAGAATCAATCTTACCGCCCTAAAGAGGGATGAGCACAATCCAGGCTATTTATGGCAACAATGCTGCAAGGTTTCCGCTGACGTGTGGACGGCTCCTAGCTTCATCATGTATATCGACTCCGATTGCGTGTTGGATCGAGAGTTTCACGCCTCAGAACTATTCAGGGATGGCAAGCCGATGCTGCTACGGCGAACATGGGAAGAAGCCGGAGAAGCGATCTGCTGGCGCAAGCCCACGGAGGATGCGCTAGGCATACACACCAAGTACGAGACGATGTGCTGTCACCCGCTGATCTATCACCGCGAAACCCTGCAACGCTTTCGGCGGCGCATACAGCAAATGCACGGCGTGGACGCGAACCAGTATATTTTGAATCAACCCAGCTTTAGCGAATTCAACGCCCTCGGAAATCACGCCCTAAACTTTGAGCCGCAGAGTTATGCAATCATAGATTGCGGACCAGATGACGGCTACCCTCGCCCGATCCGACAAGCCTACTCATGGGGAGGACTTACGCCGCAAGTCAGGGCGGAATGGGAAAGGATTTGCGCATGAATACTTGCGATACCTGTAAATGGTGGAAAGCACCTAAGCGCATATGGGAAATGGACAGCGGAAGGAATCATGGGGAGTGCGCTAGTCCCTACAATGAAACAGAGGAAGATGGTGCGGCAGCGGTGGCAAATGGAGAGCCGTACAACGCGGGAACGCTGGCGACCGGCCCGAAGTTTGGATGTATTCACCACGAACCCAAATGAATAAATACGCTTTAGCTTATACCCCATGCGATCTGTGCGGAGGAATAAACGGAAGGCACGGTTTTACCTACCCCGATAAAACAATGTCAGAATCCGTTCCATGCCCCAAGATGACAAAGGCGGAAGCATTGGCTAGCGTTTTCACTTATCATAAGGCTTGGCTTAAAATAAGGCAGCAGAACGAGGTACTATATGAAGAAATGAGGGAGGCTAGGAAAAGGTTTCAGATTGTTTGCCACGAGAACAACAAGCTTAGAAAGAAGGTCGAGAAATGCAAAAACAAGCCGTAGTGGGAGCGCATCGCGCCGGGCTTTTCAGCCTCTTGAATAACGTGATGACCTGTATGCAGATTTACGGAGCGGAAAACGTCTCCGTGGATTGGACAGGCTCGATCTACTCGCCCGAGAGTAACTTGTGGGATGAGCTATTCGCGCCACGGCCAGCGCCAGAGGGATCGGTTGACCTAATCACCGAATATCCAAACCAGCGACTTACCTACAAGCACGCCGCCGAGCTTTACCAAGGGAATCCATCTTGGAGAGCCGAGTTGAATAAACTATGGAATCAGATACGGATAAAAGACGAGATAAGAAGGGAGGCGTGGGAATTGGCTTGCTGGCTATTTGATAGGGTTGATCGGTTCAATCATATCTCCATTCTCATTCGAGGCAACGAACACGCCGGAGAGCAGATCACCAACAAGGCGCAGACCTTTGACGAATACGCGCGGGCCTTGGATTTGGAACTAAGGGACAATCCAGAGGCAAAAATCTACGTCGCCTCGCAAGACATGGAGAGCCTACATTGGTTTGATGGCCGCTTCCCGATCATCTACCATCCAGGCACCAAGCGCAGCCAATCGCGGGACGTACAGCGCCATCTAGCGGAACCGCAGGGCATAGACGACGCAAGACAAGTATTGTCCGAGGCGCTAATTCTCTCGATGGGCCGCGCCTTCATTCACCCCGTGAGCAACATTTCAACCGCCGTGCTTTACATCAATCCGAGAATCAAGAGCATCTTCCTACCATAAACACCATGAGCACCGACCAAATCCAGCAAGCCCTTAGTTTCGAGCAGAAGTTGATGGAGCGCATCAAGGACGGCATTGGAGACTTAATGACCGACGACGATCTAAAGAAGATTGTGGAGCGAGGTATTGAGAAGGCTCTCTTTGATAAGCGATTGGTTCCGTCTCGGAATTCCTATGGCAGCCAATTCGAGCAAGGCCCGTCCTTAGTTGATGAGATTGTGTCGAAACATTTCGAGAGCAAGGTAAGGCAGGCGGTGGATAATTGGCTTGGTGAGAATAAGGAGGTAGTAGAGAAGGCGGTGGAGTCGGCCATGAAGGCGGGGATTGCCGGATGTGTTATGCAAACATTGGACGAACGGTTCAGGGGCATTTTTACCAATGGCATCGAATACATGAAGGGATCGGGGATGCTGCAATGATCGAGCAATGCCCCAATGGCGCATGGGTGGTTTCTGGTGATACCCACATCGGAAAATGGGTGCGCGAGAAAGGGTTGATCCATGACGCCCATATGAGCGGGATAATCAGGGGCTTGATCCGAGAGCATGGAATCAAAACCTGCATAGATGCCGGAGCCAATATCGGCACACTAACCCGAGTAATGCTGGATGAGGGTTGTGGAGTATTCGCCTTTGAGCCAAATCACGATTGCGTTGCGTGCTTGCGAAAAAACTGCCCCGAAGCCGTGGTTTACGAATGCGCGCTGTCTGGGTGCAATCGCAAGGTGTCCCTTATTTCGGATGTGAATGTGGGGGCATCGCACGTAAGCGAAACGGAAGGCGAAATCAGGGTGCAATCTATGACGATGGATTCCTATGGGCACTTTGCCCCCGGTTTCATCAAGCTCGATTGCGAAGGATGGGAGCCCAAAGCCCTGCGTGGTGGTTATGAGACGATCCGCAAGTATCACCCCTTCATCATCTGCGAAGTGAACCAGGGAGCCCTATTGCGAGCGCGCGAGAGCCGCGAGAGCCTTTTTGCCATCTTGGATGAGCTTGGCTACCCCGAGGCCAACAGGACGATTTTGCAACCCCAACAAACCCCAGAATCAGAAATCTACGATATACTTTGCCGACCATGAAAACCGTTCACCTAGTTCCCAAGGGAGAAGAAGACTTGCACGATCTTGACGGGGATTGCATCTGCGTCCCGATGCACGTAGAACAGGAAAGATTAGAGGAAGTGGAATCGGAGATTGATGATGCGGATTTGATCTACGAGCACAATCCGTTTGGAACCGAACCGGAAGGCGGGGAATACGCCGTCATGGAGGAACCGTGATAATTGACAAATTTGCTAATTATCGGCTTGGCGAGTAAGCAAATAGTGTGCCATAAGACCGATGGGAGGCCAGAAAACGAATCAGGAGCATGAAACTAGAACATACCCCCGGCCTTGATCCGAATCTTGAGGGCGCATCCGCCGAAGCGCAGGAAATCGAACGCCAAACCGGCGAAGCACCCGCTGGCACCAAGAAGCAGAAGATTCGCCAGCCGAACCAAAACAACAGCGTGATGACGGGGCAGGAAACCGAGGGACGCACCTTCGTCCATGAACCCAACCGCAACCTCCACGGCCAGGATGGGGAGCTTCATCCCGAAGTGGTGGCCGCTGGTACTTCCGGCTTGCCCGATCCGATTGAGCCCGTGGATCGCCAGCGCAAGGAATCCATGAGCGGTGCAGGCGACAAGCAGCAGCCTACCGAAAAATAATCCGAAAAAGTGCTTGCGGCGCACGGAACGCTTGTGGCATGATTCAGCCTCCACTGAAAAACCGCTGCTCCCGAGTGGGATGCGCGAAAGTACATTGGCTCAAATATGAAACCCCTTCCGTTTTCTACTGATGTGCCGCGCTGGCTAAAAACCAGCACCCCCGATGGGTATTGGGGAGTAGGCTAAACCCATAGCACTCGGGCGTGATACCGAGAGAGCGGATCAAGCCGTAAGCCCGATCCGTCAAATGGGCGAATATGAACAAACCTTGGACCCCGCTTGGAGCAATCTGAGCGGGGTCTTTTGCGTCCGAAAATAATTAGCAAATTTTGCAATTAACGCTTGCGCCTCATTCGTTAACGTACTAAAAGGTAAACCGTAGCCGGTTCCGTGCTGCTTAAAGAAACGGACTCGCAAGCCCCGAACGCCAGACAGTTTTCACTGCGGGAGTTGATCCAAACCGGAGCCCACTCGGGTTCCACAACTCCCATTTCTCGCAGTGAAAACCTTCAAAACTCCGCATTTCAGCATCCCTCAGAAGCCTTACGGCGACTGCATCGACCTTAGCGAAGCCGTAGACTTCGCCTCCCGCGATAGCAACCGCATCCTCGGCAATATCGCCTATGTGGTGGCCCGCCGCTCCCCGTTCGTCAACGTTCTCGATGGCGGCACCCTGCCCTCCGGCGTGGGTGAAGTCACCCGATCCATCGTGGAAGAGCGCGCCGTGCTCGGCCATAGCCTTGTGCGCCCCGCCTTTCAGAACGACATCACCCTTTGCGGTACGGGCGGCGAAGTGGCGCAGGTTGGCACCACGGAATACACCGAGCGCCTCCAGAGCTTGCGTGGCCGTGGCCCCCGCGTCTGCGTCAAGACCACCCGCACGGCCTTTAAGGGCTCGTACATGGCCGCAGAGGACGCGATGAAGAAGCAGATCGTCCAGACCATGAACGCGGACGTTCGCTCCACGCTGGTTGACCGCTCCGGACTCAAGCTGACCGTCCTCGCCGGTCAGGTGTTCGAGACGATGTTCCAGGGCGAACAGCAGGCGATTGACACCCCGTTCGTCAACGCCGTGCCGACCGCGTTCCCGACGATGAAGCTCCTGATCTTCGCGCGCGATTTCATGCGCGAGGATCTCTTGGCCGAACCGTGGGAGGGTGAGAACATGGAGCCCGTCTTTAAGATCATGGCCTCACAGCAGGCCATCGAGCAACTCCGCACGGAATTGGACGTGAAGGAAGACCACCGCTACCTCGCCGCTGGGCAGTTTCGCGCGGGCGAGAAGTTCATCAAGGGGTACACTTGGGAGGGGCCGTATCGCGGCTTCGCCCTTGGCATTGACCCGCAGCCGCTCCGGTTCTCGACCCTCAACGCATCTGGGCAGCCGAACTTCATCGAGCCCGAATACGCGGCCCCCGTGACCAACGGCGTCGGTGCTCGCATCAACCCCGCATGGGCGCGCGCCCGCTACGAGGTCATGCTCCTGATGGGCCAGGGCTCTTTTCGCCGCCGCGTGCCGGAAGAGTACACGGGCGAAGGCTCCTTCCGCTGGCCCGCGCAGCTTGCCGGTGGTCAACTCGATTTCAAGGTGATCGCGGACAACGATTGCAACTTCTTCGAGGACTTCGGCCAGCACCGCTATCAGATCAGCCGCTCCTATAAGCCGGAGCGCCCGCATCACGTGATGGCGATTGCCTTCAAGCGTTGCATCAGCGACTTCGGGCTGGCGACGTGCAGCGATTACAGCGGGTACTCCGACACGAGCAGCCTCTGATCGGTTGTTTAAACAAAACTAGGCTGGATTGTTCTACCCGATTCAGCCTAGAATTGTCGCCATGTTCACTACCCAACTCGATCTTTCGGTGGTTGCGCGCAAGCCGTGCATCTACGCGCTTAGACTTATCGGGACGGGTAGATTTTACGTTGGTCAAACAACCTGCCTGCGGAAGAGAATTGGAGAGCATCGGACCTGCGCCCGCGTTCGACCCAGATCGAGCCCGAAGTTATACAATGCCATTCGGAAATATGGGGAAGAGGCATTCGAGTTAACGGTGCTAGCTTTCGCGGATGCCTGCCATCTTTGCGAGTTGGAACTTTACTACATCCGATCCCTAAAGGCGGTAGAGGACGGATTCAATATCTGCCTGCACCCCACGCAGTCTTTTCTGGGGCGACACCATACCGAGGAGCACAAGGCTAGGATGAGTGCGCTCAAGAAGGGCGTGCCGCGCCCTCCTCATGTGGCAGAGGCGGTAAAAAAGGCGCTTACCGGAAAAACGCAAACCCTAGAGCACCGAATCAAAAACTCGCAGGGAGCAAGAGGGATTCCGAAGACAGAAGAGACTAAGGCCAAAATGCGCGCAGCGGCGCAGCGGCGATACGCCAATTCCAAGAAGGCGCAGCGAAGGGCGAGTGGCGTGAAGTGCCATCGCAAGCCAATGAGCCAAGAAGCCATTGCGAGGCGTACCGAAACCCGCAAGATATATTGGCGTTCGATTTCTCAATTTGATACCAGAACGGGAGCCCTGATCGCGGTTCACCCATCGGTGACACTGGCGGCAAAAGCGATCAACGGATGCACCGCGAATATTTGCTGCAACCTGAAGGGACGAACCCAAATGGCTTACGGCTACGTCTGGAAATATACTGACGAATGCACCCAGCACCCCACCCCTCAACCCATCACGCTGAATAATTAGCAAATTTGTCAATTAACGCATGAGTACCATCGCACTTGACGCTGACACACTCGGGGATACGGAGACGCAGCTACTTCGAAAGCTGGTGGCTATTTTGGGGGGTGCAAGGGATGGCACTTCGCCCTTGATCGTGGACACGGAAGCGGGCGCTGGGGCCACGAGGACGCCCGCCTTGACCTCCGTAACCGCTTCGGGGTCTGTGACCGCAGGGAAGAAAAGCGTGGCGTTTCTGGCCTCGGATGATTTTGTGGGCACGGTGGCCGGTGGTACGCTACCAGCAGGCAAGGCAATCTCATTCGAGGCAGACGGATCGGATACCCTTTCTGCCATTGCCTACACCCGTTCTGCCGGAACGCTTTATATTGGAAGTTTGACTTAAATATGTGTCCAATTCCTTCGTTTCACGATTCGAAATATTGTGGGCTTGGCTACCTCGAATTCATTCGCCAATTGCTGCGCTCCTACGATTCCGAAAATGTATCGCGAACGAATTGCCTTAACTTCTTCCTCTGTAAGTTTGTGCATTTCGTGGCCTTCTCCTCGTGGTCTGGATGCGCGTTTAGCTATCGAGCCACTTCTGCGTTTTTCCGCGCAATCGCGCATATTGTCAGTATGTGTTCCAAGGAAAAGATGGGATGGATTGCAACATGGCGGGTTATCGCATTTGTGAAGGCACTCCCAATTTTCAAATTCACCACCGTTGGCAATAAACCAAGAGACACGATGGCTTGCGATGATAATTTTCCCAATATGGAAATTGCCATATCCGAAATACCGCTTTCCACCTTGCCACTCCCAGCATTCATCTGGGACTCCAATTTTAACGTAACTCCAAAATCGGGACTTGTCTTTTTCGGTAAGATTCGGGATTTCTCTAAAAGCTTTCATGCGAGTCTCTTTCGTGTGAAGGTTAGCGCCCACCAAGTGCTGAATACACTTTTTGGGCGCGATCACTTTGATCTCGTTGTACTTATTGGTCAATTTCAAATTTCACCCGTATGACGATCTTTACAGGCGGTGGAGGAATTTCAGCGGCGCAACTAGCGGGTGGAACGCTACCGGCTTCGCTGACGGCAATTACGAATACCGGACTCGCGTTAGATCTTCCATCCATTGCGTCTTGGGTTGCACTATTTGAGGCGAATCGGCTCACGGGACTGAGCGACGCTGATCCCGTTTCTACGTGGACGGATGCTAGCGGTAATGCACGCAATGCTACACAGACGCTCACGAAGCGCCCCACATTTAAGGCTGCCGCCAGTGGAATTAACAGTCAGCCAATCGTGCGTTTCGATGGGGTAAACGATTCCATGCACACGGCGGCGGGAGGCGCGTCCCTCGGCGGAGATTGGTATATGTGCTGCGTGGCGAAGCTCGCCAACCTTACGCAGTATATGTGGCTTCTCCATTTCGGAGATCAAGACACGGCCAAGAGGCAGCGTGGCTTGCTATTCATGGATGATAGCAACCGGATTGTTTTCAATAATGCCTTTGATTCCAATTTGGATGGCCCTGTTCTGGTTGCTGGAACAGCCTATTTCATCGAGTGCTCAAGTGTTAGTGGGCAAGTGAGCCTTTTCGTCAACGGCGTCAAGCTCGCCACGGCTGCGCTGTCGTTTCTGGCGTTCACATCTGCGATACTAAGCTTAGGCAGCGGCGCAGATGACTCCGCGCCATTTGCGGGAGATATGGCGCTTGCTGGGTTTATCGGCTCCGCGCCAACCGCCGAGACACTGAACCGTATTCGGGGTTACGTCGAAGTGACTTACGGCATCGCCGTGGCTGGCGGCGGCTCAAATTTCCTGGCTTACCACAATTCCGCCGGGCTTTCCGTACGCTCGTCCCTGTACGATAACGGTACCGACATTGGTTTCTACGGGCGTACGCTCTACGGCGTCTCGACTTCTGGTGCCGATCATTACCTAGCAACGAGTAGCGTGGGCCATGACGTGCTCAAGATGCAGAATACGAACGCCGAGGGGTTCTCAACGGTTTTCGGCGTCGGGCATGATGTAGATTCTCTGGGGGTTTCCAGCTATGGAGCGGCTTTCGGATGGGGTAATACGAGCGCATCCCCGCAGGTTTTTCGCAACGTCGCCTACATGGAGGCATACGATAGCGGCAGCGCAACCGCGAAAGCCGCGCGCATCATTCAGACGACGACAGACGGAAACTTCCGGCGCATCGACGTAGAACCCGGAGGAGACATTGTTTTCTATCGGCGCGACGCCGCCTATCCGAGCGAGACAAAGATCATGACGCTGAAGGCGAGCGGAGTTTTGAATATTCAGGCCGCGCCAACATCATCCGCCGGGCTCTCTTCTGGCGACGTGTGGAGCGATTCCAACACGCTGAAAATAGTATGAGCGACGATCTAATTGCCGAGCCAATGTCAGATAACGAGGCGTTGCGGAGAATCGTCGCCGCACTGGATGTGTACCTATCTTTGCTCTCGGGGCAGTATTCCAGCGTGGAGACAACCACCATTGCCTCGATCACTACCAGCGACACGGCACTAAGGGCGGCGGACCCCACCGCTTATAAAACCATCGTCACCAATACGGGGGCGCAGGCGATTGATATTTACGAAGGGGGAGCCTTGGTGAAGAAAGCCCTGGCCGCAAATGCCTCTTGGGTTTCAGAGGGCGCTGGCAGGCTGCCAATCTCGGCCAAAACAGCTTCCTCCACTTCATCCGCCATCGTCTCGACCTACATCCTTCTCCCGCCAGATATTGGAGACGTGAAAAAAGGACAAGCCGATGTGGGTGTGGGTGTGGATACGGTTTCAGTGGTGTACGCGGAACCCTTTGAATCCGCGCCTTCCGTGGTGGTGCCGCAACCCCTGCAAAAGCTGAGTCCTGCGGATGCCGATCCTCCGGCGATCCAGACCATGACAAGCTCGACGCGTTACGGCTTTACCTTCCAACTCGCTTCCGTGACAGTGGCCGCGTACCGTATGCCGTGGCTCTCCGCGAAATAATTAACAAATTTTACAATTTATGGTTGATCGTCAACCATCCTAAATATATGAGCGTCCCCATTAAGAACCCCATCTTTACGGGGGACATGGACATATCGGGCGTGAGCAACCTCGCGGAAGTGGGGGCAATCTTGGTGGCAGCCACGGGCCAAGGAACCGTCACCAGCGTCAACCTAAGCGTCCCTACGGGCCTTTCCGTCTCGGGAGGGCCAATCACTGGCTCTGGTACTTTGGCGGTCACCACGACGCTCTCAGGGATGCTAAAGGGCAACGGCTCAGGCTTTGTCGTTGCCACTCCTGGCACCGATTATCTCTCCCCGACTGGATCGGCCACCGTCACCAACAAGATTTTCACCACTGGCAACGCCATCGGGCCAGCTACGGTCTTTGGTGGAAGTGTAATGGCGCTGGGATCGGACGCACAGGGGGACATCTACTACCGCGCCAACTCGGGAGCCCTGACGCGCCTTGGCATCGGATCAAGCGGGCAAATCCTAGGTGTTAGCTCCGGCGTGCCGCAATGGCAGGCACCGACCGTGGCGGCGGCATTCACGAGCGGCACCATTAACGGAGTGGTGATCGGCGGCGTAACGCCAGCCGCAGCCACTTTCACGCCCCTGACCGTTAAGCAGTCGGGTGGCAGTGGAACCGGGGTTTTCGAGGTAACGGGCGGATTCGTGACCATCACGACGCACGCCAGTGGGTTTAATCTCAAGGACGACTCCGGGGTTACGCAAGTTAGCTTCAATTTCGATTCTAACCAAATCTCCTTCCTGCCGGACCTTGCCTGTTTTGGGACGATCAATGGAATCACGATTGTTAATAATGCCGGAGCAGGATTAAGTATTGGGGCAGGGAAAACTTTCACTGTATCCAATACGATGCAGTTGATTGCCGCCGATGGCTCGATTATTGATTTAGGTGGCGGCGGTCAGGTGCTATACAATGGTGGAGATGCGGTGATTGAGGTATTAACCGCCGTAGATGTTTCTTACTCTGGCATAATCAGCATGGTTCCAGAGACGATGGCTGGAAATGGCGATTTAGGGGCATTGTCTCTAACCCAATTTGTTACCACCGTTCAAACCACCGGAGCAGCTACGGCGCAACTAGCGGCAGGAGCAACCGGGCTTTGCAAACGTATCAATCTCAATACGGACGGCGGTGATTTGGTGGTGACGGTGACAAATCTACAAGGCGGAACCACACTTACATTTAGTGACGCCGGAGACTCTGTGGATCTCCAGTACCTTCTTTCCAAGTGGCAGATTACCTCGAACAATGGAGTAGTTGTTGCTTAGTATGCCTAATTCGCCGCGAATTCTAATCGTAGAAGACCAAGACGCGATGGCGACTGCAATCCAAGGGGGATTGCTGGAAATCCTCCGCGACAAGTTTCCGCGTTGCACCCCGCGCATAGTTGGAAGAATGGAGGAGGCGATTAAGATTGCCTACGAAGACCCCGCGCAGGATATGACGATCATGGATTTAGGCTTACCGGATAGCCGATGGCAGGAATCCGCGCGCGATCAGGTGCAAAGGTTTGAGGCCCGCTCGCCCACGGTAATTGTCACGGGATACACAGAGGAGCAGGTACGCCCACTACTTCAGGAGCAAGGAATGCAGATCGTCCACAAGGAACCGGGCATGATGAAAAAGCTCGTTTCGGCGATGGCGAAGGAAATTGTGCGTTGGAAGGACGCGCATCGACTGTCCGAAATAAGTGAGTTAGATAAATATCTAAAGGAACTCGTGCAAAATGCCTCCCCAACGTAACCTTGCTGAAATACTTCACGATCAGATGCAGGAGCGTTGGCATACGCAGACCGCGCTTAACGGCAAGGTCTTCGATCAACTGAACGCCCACTCCGAGCGGCTGGCGATCATTGAAACCAAGGTATTCTACATTGCGGCGGGATTCGGCTTTCTCGGCTCAACCTGCGGGAGCTTGATGGTTGGCCTAGTCCTTTGGTTTGTCCGAAAATAAAACAGTAGTCAAACGCCAGCTTAACCCCTAAACTATCAAAACCATGACAGCCACTCTTGTACTTCGCCCATTTTTCACCATCGGTTCAGGAGGGACGCTTTCCGTGCTCTTGGGGTGGATTATCACCTTGGTTGTTATTGCTGCCGTGGTTTGGTTTGTGATTTGGCTGGTGACTAAATTTGCAGGCGCGCCGAATATTCCCGAGCCGTTCCGATGGATTATCTGGGTGGCGGTGGCGATCCTGTTGATCGTTTTCATTTTCGGGGCCTTGGGGATGTCGCTATGAAAGAAATCAACCTAGGCCGCGAGCGCGAGGAATACGATATTCCCATGAACCCAAGGCCAGTCATGGAAGAGGAGAAGGAAACGGAAATCATCTACCCGTGTATGTATATCGACCGCGCGCCGGATGAGCTTCTGAATATGCCCGATGAAGGCACGGCCACGATTCACTACAGCATCAAGGAAATGACGAAGGGTGATCGGGGAAATCGGATGGAATTGGAAATTATGAGCATCAAGCCCACGGGTGGCCCGAAGCTGGAAACCATGGACGAATCAGAGGACGCCGGAACCCGCTTCGATAAGTTCATGGAGGAAAGGGAGTGAGGCTTCTGTTTTGCGATAATTTCAAAAAATGAGAATTCTAGCTACTATTCACAACGAAGGCTTTACCTGCCAGATCATCGAGCACGACGACGGGCGAGTAGAGATGCCGAAAGCCGATGCTGACATTGATGCCGATGGCGCTAACGGCCAGAACGGAAAACGTCCCGCTTACATGGTGGATAACAAAGGCTCGGAACTTTTGGGCAATGGCGGCATGACCATGCGAGACGGCAAGGTGGTTGGGAATACATCATGGTTTGATGACATCGTGATTCTCGACGGCCAAGGAAACCCGCGCGAGTTTCCGGGTGGAATCATCGCCTCCAAAACCTCCTATCGATTCCCAGGCAAAGACGCTAACGATCCTGCGGCCTACGTGGATTCCGAGACTGTTCCCTATATTGTCGTCCCGCCCTCCGTGATTAGCGGCACAAAGGGGGCCGTGATGGGGTGTAAGGCGAGGGCCACCAATCTCAAAACAGGGCTTTCCGCAGAAGGACTTGTGGCAGACGGCGGACCCCGTAACAAGGTGGGAGAACTGAGCATTGAAATGGCGAGGCGCCTAGGGCTCAACCCGAGCCCGCGAACTGGCGGCGTGGAGGAGCCGATTATTCGCTATGAGTGCTGGCCGGGTGTTCCCGCCAACGTGGACGGTGTTGAATACCGCTTGCAACGGTCGAATGGTACCTACGTATGATAATTGACAAATTTTGCATTTAATTCCCATAAATGAGAGTTTCGAGTATTCTGCCAGAAGTTGCACTAATAAACGGAAAATGCGAAGGTGATACCACCAAGCTTTTTCGATTGGTGACGCGCGCCGTGCAGAGACTCGCCACCACGGGGCTTTTTGATCCGCTGATCGGCTACCTCGATATTGCGGTGGACGGGAACTATTTCGTCTCCCTCCCCTATGACGTAAAGACCCCTCTGCGCCTCAACATCAACAACTCCCCGGCGTTCGCCCGCAGCCGGATTTACGAATTCGCGCAAAATAGCGACGGAACGACCGAAAACGCCGAGAGAGGGACTCAGTGGGCAGATCGGGGGTATTCACCCGTCCTGAGCGAATACGGGCTTCCAGGGCCAATCTCGTGCGTTTGCGTGGCATCTGGGGACGCGGGCAAAGTGGTCAAGGTGAAGTTCAAGGATGCGGATGGGCTGGAATGGACGGAAGACTTGACCTTAAGCCTTTCCGCCCCTGCCGAATCGACCCACGATGCCGCCGAGATTATCTGGGTCCTGAATCCCTCGGATTTGCTGGGTGAGATTTACCTGAAATGCGGAAATGAAACCCTTTCCCGCTATTACCCTTTCGAGACGGAGCCGAATTATCGCGTAATCAAGCTGAGTCAAACTGGCGTGGCGGTGCGGATAATGTACCGCAAGCACGTCTTTGCCATCAAGAGCCAGGACGACTATATTCCGCTCAATAGCGAGATGGCGGTGATCCTGATGTGCAAGGCCATCCAGCTTGATATGGACGGCAAGCCGGAAGAGGCCAGCAAGTTCGAAGAGAAGGCGATCAAATACCTCAAGGACGAACAAGGAACCAGTACCGAAAATGAAACCTTGGCCGCAAGTCAGGAAGCGCAATCCGCGATCAATGCGAATATCTTTGTGCGCGATGCTGTTATCTGCGCGGATGTTTACGACACTGCGGCGGAAGTCTTTGGCCCCGTGGGCCGGGAGAAACTATTTGATCGGATTACCTCGGCCATCGAAGCCCTTGCAAACAAATCGCAATGGGACTCCCTGCTTGGCGTGGTGGATATATGGAAGCCAGCCAATTGTGAATTTATCGAGCTACCTAACGGCAGATTCCACGGGACGGGGCTATTTGTCCTCCCTCGCTATGTAGATACGGTCTTGGCGCTTACCTATTCCTGCTCACCTAATTCGATTTGGGGAAGCTGGTTGCAAAAAGCGATGCCCCGCAACCAATGGGCCGAGTTTCATCTTAACGGCTTGCATAACCGCGATTGCGCCCCCTGTGGTTCATGGGAAGAACTTGGCGAGTCAGTGATCATCAACCCCTTAACTCTCGATGCGCACCGAAAGCCGATTCCTCGTTATCTCACGGCGGTCCCCGATGACCCGCTTGACGAAGGCATCTCAATTAAGGTCTACGGATATGATCTTGATGGACGGGAGCTTGGCGAAAATGCACTACCGGGATTTGAGGTGCCTTGTCGGCGTACCGATAACTACGGCAATGGCAACATTGGCCCGATTGCACGATTTACACGCATTGTAAAACAAGCCTCGCGTTCCTTCGTTCGCCTCTATGGATGGGAGAATCCCCCAAGTTCCACCAACACCGAAACGCCACTCTTACTCGGTTATTGGTATCCAGACGAAGTTGAACCCAAGTACCGCCTGATTCGCGTGCCGAACTGTTGCGAGACTAGGATTCGCGTGCTTTACCGCAAACGCTCGCAACGCGTCTCTTCGCTCTACGATCCGCTTCACCTTCGCTCCCGCATGGCGATAGAGAATATGTTGCGCTCAATGCAATACCAAGCCAAGGGCGATCCGACCAACGGCGCAATCTACGAAGCGATGGCGATTCGCTATTTAGAGGAGGAGCAATCGGCGCTTAATCCTCACGATTCCATGGGATTACAGGTGGACGAAGGAACCATCCCGAACCACGCCTTTAATTTTGCTTGAACCGCTCACATTCCAACGATAGGATTCCAGCGACCTGATAATTAGCGAATTTGTTAATTAAATGATCTGTCGCCCATCCATTGGAAAGCCGGTGATCCAGCTAGTGCAACGGCTGGCCTCGGCGGCGCGCGCGGAGAACTGCGGAGTGTGGTATCGGAGGATTCTGGCAAGGCTGGATGCGATCAACTGCGTGGCAACTTGCCTAGGCACAACTCCAACCATTGAAACAACTGTTGATGTCGTTGGCGGCACTATCCGCGAGGCATATTACTACGCGGTGCAAACCATCCTGCGCAACACGGGTGCGAACGCGGCGTTTATCTACGAAGACGACGCCTTGATTTACCGACTAGCGGCAGGCGAAGAATGGATTATGCCGGTCGCCGGAAAGCTAAAGCTGGAAGCCGAGGCAGTCTCGGGAACCACCACCATAACTGTAACGACATTTGCGCGCTGTGATTGCGGGGTACTGGAACCCGTGGTGCAACCAAGTGAAGAAGAGGGAGGGATTTTGGTATGATTAATTGGAGTCTTTTTCAAAAGTTGATATTGCTCCCGATGTATATTGAATCAAGGGTCACTCAGGGCGAGTGCGTTTTTGTGTCTAGGGATAAATACGAGCGAGGGGTAATATACGTCGCAAGTGAATGGATGATGATTGGGGGATAATATGCCTGATCCCGTTTCTAAATACATGGAGTTTTGGACTGGCGGCATGAACACGCTGCTTTATCCAACCAATATCGCACCCGCGCAATATCACTACGGGGAGAACATCTTGTGCCGTGGTGGCATCCCGCAGACTAGGCCGGGCTTGAGACTCAGGGCGTACTTGCCAGGATCGAAGCTGCAAGGCTTTACCCATTTCCAGCAAATCAGCGGCAGCCCGCAATTAGTGGTGGCGATAGATGGGTTGATTTACACGGCCAGCTACCCCTATGCGGACTTCGTGCAAATCCAAGGCATTAGCTTCGACCCCGACTCCGAGATTGTGACCTTTGCGGATTGCGTGAAATCGGTTCTGCGGAATCCAGATGGGAGCTTGAAAGTCATCAACCCCTATCGAGTGCTAGTAATTCAGGACGGGGTATCAAGGGCGGGATATTGGGATGGCAGCAAGGCCAATACGCTCGACCCGCAACCACCTTACTACGGCACCCCCACGGGGCTTTGGATGAAATGGACTAGCTCCCGCCTATGGGTGGCGAGGGGGAGTCAAATCTTTGTCTCAGACTACGCCGATCCATTAACCTTCAATGAAAACACAATTATTGCAGAGCGAAGTAATTTTGACCTCCCTGATGAATGCACGGGGCTCATCGAAACAAGTGATGAGAGAAACCTACTCGCGTTTACTCGCCGCACTACTACCAGCTTCCAATCCTCCATCCGAGACAGAAGGCAATGGCAAACAACCCCCCAATTCCAACAGGTACTAATCCCCAAGGTAGGATGTGTTTCTGGACGCTCTCCTATCAACGCGTTTGGACTCACGTGGTGGTTCTCAGAGGAGGGGTGGATAGACCTCAACTCGGCTTTGTTTACGCTCCGGGATTCTCAACTCACTACGCGGGACACGGAAATGATGCGCAGCAAGCGGAACCTCGGCAGCCAACTGCAACGCATCTGCTCGGGGTGGTTTGAAAATATTGTCCTAGTCTCAGTGCCCTCTGGGGACGCCTACAATGCTCATACGTGGGTTTTCGATCAATCTATAGCCGATCAGCTCACCCAAGACTCACCGCCCGCGTGGGCGTCCATCTGGACGGGCTTTAGGCCGGTGGAGTGGACTACGGTTTCCGTGATGGGGAGGAATCGGGTGTTTTGTGCTGGTTTCGATCAAACCGCCTACAACCAAAGCTATATCCATATCTGGGAAGCGTTTCAGGATGATCGCGAGGACCGGATGAATCGGATTCAATGCCAATGGGAAACCCGCAGCGAGCTAATCAGCTCCCGCTTGGTGAAGTTCCGATATGCGGAGTTGGATCTGGTGGAAGTGCTGGGCGACGTGAATTTGCGGGTTTACTACGCGGGACTTAAAGGCCCATACGAGCTAATTGGAGAATACTATTTCCAGGCCGAGAAAGGCTCCATTGGCTCGGTGAATCAGCAGATCATCAACCTCGATACGATGCTGCAAGCCTACAAGCCGCAGACCCGCACCATCAAGACAAAGGACGTGGGCAGCGATTCGCCAGAAGGGGAAGTGTGCGTGGAATCCGAAAGGCCGTCCAATGTGGACAAATCCTTTTCGATTCTGTGCGAGTGGGAAGGCCGAATGGGGATTCGTGGCATCAGGATCGTGTGTGAACCCGTGGAGGAATCCGAGCAGGGCGAGTGCGAGCACGGGGACGAAACCGGATCGCATCAAATTGTACTTGAAACCGGGCAGGGGGTGGCCGCGTGAGCGATGGGCTTTACATCGTGGTAAATCGCAACCTTTGTGCGGGCTTTGTGATCGAGAATGGCAGGGTAACGAAATGCGCGCCGATTCTTCGCAAGAGATTTGAGTATTGGAAGACCATTGCCAGAAAGGTAGGATAACGCCATGACCCGCGCGCTCGCCACCTATACCCCAAGGGCCAAGCCCCTGAACTACGACGCCCTACGCTCAACCATCGGCTGCCAGAGCATCAGCGGCACGAATGTTTTTGCCACGAATGCTTTTGTTTTGCTGTGCGTGTCGGACGCGACCTGATAATTAGCAAATTTGTCAATTAACGGTGAGCACGCCCTTTGATTTCAACAAGCCGCAGACGCTCGACTTCTGCGCGGGGCCGGTGACGCCAGGAACCCCCGAGGACGACCGATTCTCGGTTACTTGGGCGGCATGGGTGAGCGATGCTGGAATCAGGGTGGGCAAATCAGAGAACATCACGCCACCCGCAAACACCACGGGTTCCAAAAGCTCCCTCTATCCCACCACCAAGCCCACCCACCTAAGCCTCTCTTTCGATAAGGACGCCCTGCTCTCCATCGCGATTCAGAAGACGGCGACGCAGATCGAGATAAAGCGGTACACCGATGCGGGCGATCCGAGCCAAATCGCCACGGTGACTTTCAACGGAATCTCGCCCCTGCTTTTCTGCAATTGGCTGACCTATTTCGGTGAGGATGACGACGAAACGGATTCGGTTTGCTTCTACCTGAAGACCAATCCGCGCAACGTCATATTCGCTCGCTTTCAAGGCGAGAACTTTGCCACGGAATACGTGATCAACGCAGGGCTGCCGGTGAACCTGAACTACTTGATTCGCACCTACGCCGCGAATAACAAGCAGGTGCTTTTAGCGAAATCGGAAATCGGGGATAACGTGACGATCACGAGCGACCTTTACGGAATCATCGCCAGCGACAGAACAAGCTTGGCATTGAGCATCGAATCTGGTAATTACTTCCTTAGTGCCGTGAATGCCACTATAACCCTCCAAGACAAAGCGACCATTACGCCGTCGCTTTTGCGGATCACCGACGCGATCACCAAGAATACCGTTTTCCCCGTCTCGCCCGCTTTGGAGAAAACCACCTTGGACGTTTCGATTATCCAAGGGACATACTCCTAAATTAGCAAATTTGTCAATTACGATGCCGCTTCATCTCAAATGGGACCGTGAAAAAGGAATGTGGACGGTGGAACGCCAAGGGCTTGAAACGACCATCGGCGGCATGGTCAAGCTTTTCGTGGATAATCCAGATGGTTCCGTGGCCTACGAATCCCAGTGGATTAAAAACCTCATTTTGGATCAGGGATTGGATAGGCTGGCCTCGGTTTACTACGCGGACCTTTTCAAATACTGCGCGGTAGGCACCGGAATCCAGATCACGCAGCGCACGGGGGCGGTGGGTGGCAACACGGCGGTAACGGCCTCCATGACGCTCGGAAGCGCCACGATCACCGCGAGCGCGGCAGCCTTTGAGGCAGCGGATGTGGGCAGGCTTATCCGGTGGACTTCGGGAGCGGACTCGGGGAAGGAATTCAGGATCGCCAGCTATACCGATTCCACGCACGTAGAGGCCACAACTATTGCGCTGGAAATTATCTCCTCCGGCACATTCAAGGTTTTCTATGTCAACCAAACGGGGCTCACCACGGAAGCCAATAGGACCGATACCGTATCTGGCAATGTGGCCGAAAACGGCACCACCACTGCCGCCACGGCACCCTTTGCTAAGACGTTAAAGCGCACGTTCCTTTTCCCCGCCGAAACCGCCCCGATTACGTACAAGGAAATCGGCTTCTCCAATCTTGGGGCCGTGGGAAGCAATCTCAATATCAGGATCAACCTCAATCCCTCGAATAACATTTCGGTCCTGCTGAATCAGCGGTTGCGTGTCACCTACTCGTTTTCGATCACCCCCACCCCCTCCGCGATCACCGCTGGATCAGTGCCGATTACGGATTTGAACCTGCTCTCCCTCGATAAAAGCGGCAGCTACGTCATCGAGAAATTCGCCACCAGCGCCGTAAACTCACAGGGCTTGACCGACACCACAACGCCGGAGCTTGAGCCCGCTTACGAAGGATTCATGGGCTTTAGCTCCAACACGGAAGCCTTGGTTCCAATCGTGGGCTCAAGTCAGCGAACGACGAATGTTTCCTACGTTCCGCTTACCTTCCTGTCCGCTTACACCAACGGGACTTTCTATCGGGACTTTCAGGGCGTTTTTGATCTGAACGACGCCAACCGATCCGACCTGAAAAGCCTAATGTTATTCGACCCAACTGGAGGCTATTCCATATTCTGTTTCTTGTTTACCACGGTGCAGGCAAAGGATCAAAATCATAGTTTAAATGTCGTCTGGAGGAAAACATGGAATCATGATTTCTCCGGTTTGTGAGGCGTTAATTGACAAATTTGCTAATTATTACGAAAGCATAAAAGATGCCAACCAACCTTCCACTTGCCATTTCCTTTACCGTTGACTCTCTGCCCGAGGGATGGAGCGGAACGCCGCAGGAATTCGCGGAAGCCATCGCGGAAAGGTTGCACGGCTACGGCTCTGGTAATTTCCTGATCGGCGTTTCGGGCGGCACCACGCCCACTTCAGACCAAGGGCTTTTCGTCTCCTCCGCTGGCACCACAGACGGCCACGGGCAGCTTTTGACGTGGAGCGCCACCGCATCCAAGTATCTGCCAATCTACAGTGCCCCCGTGGGCTCAATCATCATGTACGCGGCGAGCGCGAATCCCGAAACCATCGGGGAGGTAGAACCCAATTACATCCTCTGCAACGGCCATGAATATTTGGTAGCAGAGTTTCCCGAACTTTATTCCAAGATCGGAATCCTCTGGGGTGGATCGCTAGGGGTTTCGTTCAAGGTGCCGGATTTGCGCGGGCGCATCCCATTGGGAGCTGGTATCGGCGTGGACTATCTCTCGGCCAGCAAAGCCCTTATCGAGCGGACCATTGGCATGACTTCAGGCTACCAAGGGCACGACTTCGTTTCCAACGTCCCCAAGGCTCCCAATGGCCCCACGACGCCCGCCAATCAGTCTGTAGGTGGACTCGTGCCAGGGACCACCTACACGACCGGACTACCCGCCACCACGGTCCTTAATTTCATCATCCGCGTGCGATAATTAGCAAATTTGTCAATTAACGTGAACCCCGGTCTACACATCGAGGAAGTAACCACGGAGGAAGAAATGAAAGAGGCGCAGGCTTTTGCCCAAAGCTTCGATCACGAAATTACCGAATCCCCGTGGCCGCTTTTCATGGTAACGAAGGACGGGCAGCCCAAGGGTTATTTCTACATCGCCAACCCCGTCCTGATTTGGCCTGCCTTGTCCCATGAGTGCTCCCCGCGCGAGACAAAGGAAATCATAGAAATGGTTAAGCGACGTGCTAACCTATGCGGTAACCCCGCTGCCGTGGTGCCCAAAGACTCCCCCACCTTCACGCCCGAAGTTATGCAAAAGCTCGGCTTCACGCCCACTAACCTCTTACTTTACACCTTATGACCGGCGGCGGGGGAAGCTCCCCTAGAAATCCACCCTTTCAACCGAATCAGGAATTCCCGGAATACACCCCTATTCCGATCTTCGACCTACTGCGGAACAGCATCCATCTTGACGAGGAAGCCTACCAGCGCAGCGATCAGGACTTCCGGCAGCGCCATCGCCCGATTGTGCAGGCCGAAAGGCTATTCCAGAACCAAGTCCTAAAAGACCAGCAAGGCGATTCCACCCTATCCCCACAGATTCAGGCAGAATTGACGCGGGCGGGCCTACAAGGCGCTGGATCGGCTTTCGGGGATACTGCCCCCACTTTGACGCCAGGAGGGGCAGGAGAGGCATCTGTGGCGCGGCAATTGGGCCTTGGCATCATGGGCTTTCAGGACCGCAACCGAGCGAACCGCGCGCAATCACTCAGCCAAGCCGAGACGATCTTTCCCCGGCGCACCTTTGGCTTTGGGGGTGACGTGTATACCCAACTCGGGCTCGCGGATTGGGCGGGACGCGAGAATCACGAACTCGCGGACTATAATTCACAAATACAACTTCAAGAGTTAAACTGGCGGAATGAAGCACAAAATAACTCGGCGGGTACAGCTGCGGGAAACGCGAGCGCGCAGGCGGAAGCAGACTCCACGGGACAAATCATTTCCACGGTTGCAAGTGTGATCGGAACCGTCGCGGCGGCGTATTGAAAACTACCATGAAGCAGGCACCGCAATTATTCGTATGCCATGAGCAGGTTTGCGCAATGACGGTGGATGTTTTCGACTGCCCGCTACAGATGCAATTGCGGGCGCGGATGATCTTCTTTTCAGACTGTGATCTAACGCGGGAAGTCGGAAACGTCTTCGCTACCTTCTGTGAAAACTAATCCCCACGAAGAGAACGCCAGGGCGATCATTAAAGAGGCGGTAGACCGCGCCGAGAATCCCGTTTTCTACTACTCTGGAG